ATCGTGCCCCGCTAGCAAGAATCGACCCAGAGGACAATGTGGCTGTGGAAGCAAATAACGCTCCGCTAGCGAGAATAGACCCGGAAGATAGTGCAGATGTATTTGAAAACTGAGAAGTAATCGCTCCGGAAGCTAACAGTGCAGTCGTCGCTTGATCAGCAAACAAGGTTGAATCAGCGTAACCAGCTCCGACTTTTACCCACGCTGAACCAGTCCAGACTTTGAAGTAGTACTGCGACGTAGAGCTGTCCGCCCAAGTTTCTCCGACTGAGTTACCTGGCAAGCCCACGGGGGTGGCGTTTGGTGCTGTAGTGCCGTAGTGCGAAGGACCTATTTTACGGATAGCTCCCGCCGTATCCTCAAAATACAAGCCAGGATCACTGGAGCCTCGACTGATAGCAAGCTCACCGCCCTGTACAACAGTTCCGCTGGGTCTGTCCGAAGATTGACCCGAACGTTTCGTGAGAATAATTGAGGGAGTTGAAGTCAAGTGTATATACCTCCGTTAATTAGAGACGGAAAACCAGCTGGTGGGATTAGAACCCCATTAGCATACTCTCCTCCATCGAGGGAATCCGTAGGTTGGTTCACTAATACACCGTTTTCATACGTACCACCGTCGTACACATCTAAGTCTTCGAAAGTTACTGGCGCAAAGGGGTCGAACTGATCAACCGTAAACATCTGAAAGTAGTTCTTATTAATCGTAGATAGACTATTTAAATCTCCAAAATTTAAAGTTTTAGACATCATATTATACATATCAGGGTATGTCATATGAGTCGGCATATCGTCCTTAGTAGGGGAGTAACGCTGCCACCACCGCAGGTCACGCTCCCTCTTGTAGAAATCAGTTTGCTTAGCTAAGTCTTTTGCAAATTTCTCTCGGTAATACTCGTTCATCGGCTCGTCCGTAGGCTGCGGCAGCCACGGTGCGGTCATGTCCTCTTGGCCATATCTACGCTGCAGGTCCCACATAGAAGCGTAAATATGTTTACACCATTTAGGTTGATAATAGAAAAAGTTAGGATCTGAATAAACAGGCTGATCATAAGAAGGTATATTATAAATCTCGTTAGTGTATATAAAACCAAAAGTACGGGCGTAACCGGGATCGTCCGGTGAATTAACTAAACGAGTATTTTGATCTGTGCCTGCGTCGTAAAAACCCGGAGCCATGTTTTGAACACGTGTGTAAGGATATTTACGTCGAAGAGAAGCTTGATATAGGTCAAAACCTTCACGACCGAGAAAATCCGGACACGTACACTGAGCCCGCATCTCTGTTGTTAGATACTCACCAACAGCAGGGGGTCCAGAAGCTGGTATGGATAACGTGTTTTCATTAACTACGGACCAGCTATTTTCACGAGAGAACGATAAAAACAATGTGTTAAAAATAGGAGCGTAAGAAGGATTTACAGGAACACCATTAATCCCCACTGCAGTAACGGTGTAGTTATTGAATCCAAACTTTTTATCGGTTCCGTCGGCGTTAAATCTGTTTGACAGGACCTCTCCCTTAAAGAACGAAATAGGAGCACCAAAGTTATCGCTTAGTCTTACCGCGTAAGTATTTTCGTTGTAAACGCTTACGGAAATTATCGAATAACCGAAATCAATAAACTTAAAGGAATCTCGTGGACGGATACCGACCATCCACATTTTCATATCCGATCGAGTGGTCGGATACATGAAACAGAGACCGGGCAAAAAGACACCAGCTCCAGGAGTTCCCGATACGAAGTATTTGAAGCTGTACGTCAGTCCGCCGTACGCCTCTTGCGAATACATCGATAATTCGTACCCACGCCTCCAGCGAGACCAGAGCGAGGCGTAGTCGTAATCACTGAGTACGCTGAAATCTTTTGTTCCGACGGCAGGTCGGAATCGGCGCTCAAAAGGAAGGGGGCGCAAAAGCTCCCCCTGGTTATCCGAACCTTTAATTGGAGATACTCTGTTTATCCCCGCGTTCGCCTTGAACGAGTTGAAGTTAAAACTATCTGACCCGCTTCGGCGTGCCATGGATCAATAGAATCCACCTTGTGCGAGGATCGTAATACCGGAAGGACTCAAACCGCCGGAGATAGCGGCATTACCTTGGCCAAGGTAACCAGCACAAAGGATGTAGCCCTTCTCTAAATAGAGGCCCTCAGATTTACCGAGTTCAATAGGAGCAGCTAGAGCGGTATTACCAGTCTGAGGCGTGGGAGCGTTGGTAGCCAGAAGCTGAACACTCTGGGGATAGCCGACAGTCGAACCACTAAGACCAACTTCAACCCGACCAACCATTAAGGCGGAAGAAGTCGAAGGGGCCGCTTGGTTGGGCATGTACACATAGAAACCAATATCAACGGTACGCATACCGCTGTTATCGGGATAATCCTCGTTAGAGACGATTGCGATGTCTTCGACTAACGCAGCGTCCTCAGAAGGGAGATCGCCCACGCGGACAAGCTGAACCAAATCAGTGAGATTTGGATTAGTAGGGTCCGCAACAGGAGTCGCGCTGGTAATACGTGCGCCCCGTAGAAATGGACGGTCGATGAGGCACGGGGACTTGTTTGTGGAGGTACTAGACACGCTGTGTGCTCTCTAGATTAATGTGTGCAGATCACGCAGAGGGCTGCGTCCGATACTCAGGAGAGGGTTCGCGCTCTTTGCGATCAAATTTAGCCTGAGTTTCCGCAAAAAGGCGATCAAGAATACGCTCTAACGTTGTGTCTTGCTTCTGACCGAAGTAATCCGAAAGAGCACGCGTGGCCATGCCCATAGGTGCGGGCTCCATGCCCTTAACGCCCCGGATAACATTCCCGATACCCTCAGCAATAGACCCAATCCCCAGAGCTAACTCGCCGAAGGACTGCCCTGGTTTAACAGGACTTGGCGCCATAACTTGACGCCCGTATTCAGGAAAACCACCTTGGAATTGACCCGAAAAATCAATCCCGAGATCTAATTGAGGGGCGTTTGGCGAGAAGGCGCCAGCACCAAAAGGGTTGAGGTAATTGTCTGCCATCGGACTCAGCGGTACATGTTGATGGGAGGCTGCCCGATGTAAGCGGCAGACCGAGGGGCCATGAACTGACGAAGATCGGCACTTCCTTGGAATTGACCCGTAGGATCTTCCATGCCCATCTTCATCGAGCCTTCTACCAGTTTATTCACATTTGTACCAGCTTCAGACGTAATTTCAGTCTGTTTTGCCACGGGCATTTGCTGGCTAGGCATCGTACGGCGTTGCTCCATCAAACGATAAGCAAGTACCGGGTTAGCCTTAGCCCACTGCTCGAAGGCAATATCAGTCTCGATACCAACAGAGCCGGGAGCACCCATTCCTTTAAGTGCTTCGATAGTCGCAGCAGGTTGGCCAGCCTTTGTAGCAGCTGCCCGCTCTACGGCGTACATCCCGCGAGCACCGGAACCTAAGCGACCGGCACCTTGAGCTTGAGCGTTAGCGGCGGCCTGACGGTAGTTAGATTCACCGTCATTAGTGCGGATAACTACTTGACCGGCGCCCATCATGCCAGGTTGTGGCATACCGCGCATTGCGGGTTCGAACGACTCTGGAGCCGGGGGATTAGCAGTGTTCGGAAGGTTAGGCGTGCCGAGGGGAGCGGGAATCTGAGCTGCAGGATTCCCTCCTGTGACTGCAGGGATCTTTGCCCCGACTTCAGGATCAGCCGTGGTCGGACCCATCAGAGATTCCTGGAAGCCAGGAGCACCTGCCGATTCACCGAGCCTGTCGATATCTTGCTGCATTTGCTGAAGACCACGATTGGTGGAGTCCTCTCCTCCCAGCATGTTTAAAAGTGCACCTAACCCACCCACACCGGCTAAACCAGCAGCAGCTTTGTAAAGGTTGGAAAGGTCAGCTTGCCGGGTTCCGCCAACAGCGTTACGGGCACCCATTGTCGTTACGGCATCGCCGCCCATAAGGGGGCGGCTAGCCAGGGAAGTTAAAGTTTCGGCTTGGGAAGGTGTCATAGCTCCACCACGGGTGATGTCCTCAATGCGAACACGCTCAATCATCGGTTCCGTAACCTGTCCGCCGGGAGAACGAGTAATTGCACCAGGACCTTGATCACTCATCCGAGCAAGACCACCAGTAGCGCCTCCCCCAGAACCGCCCTTAACCATCCCTGCGGAACCCTGACGCATTAAACCGCCAGGCTCGCCGTATTCCAGAGCGCGGAGATAATCGATTCCTTTCGGACCCACAAGATTGTCAAACACTTCTGCAGCAGGGATGCCATAAGCATCACTTGCCTTGTTAGAAATAGCGAGAATCGAACGATATGTACCAGGATCAGTAGAAAGCAGTTGCTGAGCCGCTTCGGACTGAGGAACCCACGCGGGGACGGGAGCTTGAGGACCGCCGGGGGCTAAAGCACTAGTCCGGCGAGTGACCGTGGCTCCAGGGATAGTTGTACCCGGGATATTGATTTGACCGGCGGGCATCCGGGCTGGAGCGTTCGGCAGATCGCCCATCCGGGGTTGAAGCGACCGAGTAACGTCTTCAGGATTAGTTACGCGGGTGGGCGAAACAAAGCGACCACGTTGGCGTGACTCTAAAGGCAGACGAAGTTGAGTTGCTTCGACGGCAGGCCGACTTATAGGAGGCGTTCCAGACTTCATAAAAGACTGGAAGAAAGCCTTCACAACAGGGGCGAGAGTGCCGAGTTGCTCCTGTGTGACTTTGGCGCCTTGACCTCCTAGTTGTACGAGGTCTCCTAACAACCCAGCCATTAGAGTGCTCTACTTTATGTGTATGTTAGCGCCAATTTGCGTAGAAAAACAGGCGATCAGCTCGTGACACATCAGGAGGACCAGGAAGGGCTTGAATGAATTCCCCGCCACTACGCTCGAAGCGGTACCGAGCCGCCACGGGGTCTTTATAGTTAGGTACATATAACATCTGAGCTAACCTTTCGGTTTCGTACAAATAATTTTCCTTCCATATACGCGAAGTTTCTCTTTTATCTTGAATATTAATAGAACGACTGACATCACCTAGGATTGTTTCTTGACGACTTGTAGCACGCCCTGTAGCTAACTCAGTCAAACGCTCCGCTTCTTCACATCTCTCTACGCTTTGAATAATTTTATCATAATAGTACTCGCTAGGAATACTATTACAAGCTTCTATTAATCTAGCGTAATCTCCAGCAGGTACAGTGGCTATATTGTAACCTAAATGATACGCTACACGACTAAAGTTAAAATCATCTAATCTATAACCGAATACTTGAGCACTATTCCTAGTTAACTGATTTACTGCTGCGTAAATTACTTCTCTTTTAGTAGCATCAGTTGTATCGGGTTGAAATACAACGCCCTGCTGAGCAAGATAACTCTGTAGTTGCTCTAGCTCCTGCTGCGTAAACTGTGCCATAATACTCCCGCCGGGTACCTCGCTTTATTCTACGTGAACTCCAGTCGGTTAGTAGATCATCCTCTGTACGCTTGCTGGGCAGACATGAACCAAAGATGTTACAACAAAAATTTAAATATATACAAATATTACGGAGGAAGAGGGATAGAAGTTTGCGAGCAATGGCGTCGTAAAAAACGTAAAGATTCTGAGAGTTTCTACGCTTTTGTAAAAGATATGGGAGAAAGACCAGAGGGGTACAGCTTAGAACGAATTAATGTTGATGAAAATTACTGCCCATCTAACTGTATGTGGGCAACCAAAAGTCAACAAGTTAAAAACAGACGAAAATATAAAAACCCAAAATTAAGCGGAGAAAATAACCCAAATATAAAGTTAACTAAAACACAAATAAAAGAAATAAGAGAAAAATTAGAAACCCCCGAATATGGTTTAATAAGTAAGTTAGCTCGGGAGTATAACGTTAATAGAGGGTCTATATACCGCATAAAAAGCGGTGAGATGTATCATTCCACATAAATCGAATCATCAGCCAGAACCTCATCCCAGTCAACGCGTTTAATTGAACGAAGCTGATCCAGTTTCGTAAAACGTTCACCAGGGAGAGACTGCTTGAGTTCGTAAATTTCAGTTGCAGTCTTCAGGCCAACTCCTTTAAGAATTTGAGTCAGCATCTGAGGCGTAGCGTTGTTCAGATTGATTCGGTTCAGCGCCGGAACTTCCGAACGAACAATTTGACGGCCACGACGCTGCTTAACGGGTTTTGCGCCATCTTCAGGCTCTTTAACAGACTCAATTAATTGGTCACGGTAAGCGTAGAAAACCTTCCCAGTGGTTTGAGACCTTACCATGTGGTACTCACCGTCATCGTGAGTGCTCAGCATGTCCACTTTGACACCGCTTGGCTTGTAGGTGTACTCCTTCATTTGAGTGGCAGTCATTATGTAGCCATAATCTAAGATAGTTTACCCAAGATAGACTGAAAAAAGCCAGTCGTGTTCCCAAAATGCCCAACCCCACTAAATTTCGTTTAGCAGGACAGGCAATCCCCGTACTTAATACACTACTGGATGCGGCTAACGTCGGATACGAACTGGTTAATCCGAACGAACCACGCAGGGCACAGCGTTTATTAAATGCAGCAGTCGTGGGCGGAGGGAACGTAGGTGCCGGCATCTTGACACAAGGTGCTGACGTAATTCCTCAGTTACTTGGAGCATTCGGTGTTAAATCTCCTGCTCAAAACGTAAACCCAGATGCTCAGCTTCGTCGACTTGCCTATCGACTCGGACAAGGTAAGGAGATCGGTTTACATAACGAACAGCAGGATGCCGCGATCCGTCAAATAGCACAAAAAGTACAACGGGAGCAGATGCTGAATCCAGAGGAAATTCGTTTGATTAAACAGGCTTTCTCATCCGGAACGTACTGACAATAAAAAACCCCTCCCGAAGGAGGGGTCTCCACCCGAATCTGAAGTTTATCAGGCCGGAACGGTCGAAGTGAAGACACTGGACTCCACCACACCGCCAGGCTGAAGAGCCAGGTCGTCGCGCTTGGGAGCAGAGTCAGGCACGATCCAGCACACTTCGCACACAGCGAGTGCTTTGTCCTTGCCTTTCAGGCTGCCCACACCGGCACGGGGGTCGAAGGTACCCGAAGCCAGAGTCAGACCAGAAGCAACAACACCGCCGAGGTTGCGGGTAGCGAACAGTTTCCAAGTGGTCTCAGCCGACAGAGCGGAGAGGTTGTTGGAGTTGATGATGTTCACCGAGGCATTGCTGCCGTTCTCGATGCGGCTGCTGGAACCGGTTACGGACACACCGAACTGACCCGACACCACGGTGCCGTCGCTGCGGAGACCTTGGTTCATTGCGGGAACCAGGGTCAGCTGAGGAGTAGCGGAACCGCCACCCACACCGCTGCTGATCACATCGCCACCATCCACACGGAGGGAGGCACGATACACATAAGCGCCAGCAGGCACTTTGATACCGTCGGTGATATCCGAACGGATGTCCTTGTGGAAATCCGGAGAGGGGATGATCACATTGGCGCTGCTGAAAGCTTGGTTAGAGCCGTTCAGACCGGAACCATAAGGCTGGGTGTAGTAGTCCAGCTGGTTGTTGGTGCCGAGGGCCTGGTAAGACAGGTCGACGTAACCGATTGCCTGTTGGGCAATCCAACCGGGACGGAACACCACGCCGACAGGACCGCCAATAGGCTGACCGGTCAGGGTTTCGGAAGTGCCGTTCTCGTTGTTAAAAACAACGGACTTTTCTTCGTGCCAGTAACGAAGAACATTGGTGTAGTTACCAGGATAAATCTTGGCAACTTGGAGCTGGTTAGAGTTGATCGCCATCGTTAGTTACCTCCTCAAGCGTTAAAGGAGTAAGCGATGGTGGCGAAATCAGCGTTCAGAAGTTCGAAACCTGCGTACAGGCTCCAAATCATCATGATGAAACGGCTGAAGTCGTCATTGTTGTTCAGCAGCACCTGAGCGTTGTTGCCGCCGATACCGACGCCTACGCTCTGAGGACCGAAGAACATACCAATAGCGCTCTCGTAAGAAGCAGCGGTACCACCGATGGTGGCACTCTGGTTCTGAGAAGGCATGTTGGTGGATTCGAAGAAGCGCACTCCTTCGAACACGAAGCCGGTGGGCATGATGGGCTCACCAGCCACGAAGGTGGCCTGACCGAAACCCTGACCCATGTACAGCGCAGCGTTGGGCTGCATTGCGGACATGAGGGGGTTGATCTGACCGTTGCCAG